AGAGTTTCACAAGAAAGCCCTCTGCTCGTTCGTGCAATTCTGTGAAGACCACGACGTGCGGCCTGTTTACACCGAACGTGTCATTTACAGCGATGACCACATCTACGCAGGTGCTTGCGATCTGATCTGCACAATGACGTACAAAAAGACGCAAGTGCGTGCGCTGATCGATTACAAGTCTGGCACGAGCATACATGACGACTACGCTGTGCAGCTTGGCATGTACTGGAAGGCCAGCGAAGAACAGCATCACTACATCGACCGGGTATTCAACTGGTCACCTAAGGACTGGCGCAAGGAGCCGACCTATACACTGACTGACCAGACCGAAAAGGCGATGCTGGCCCGTACCGGTGGAGAGATCGAGTATCGCTGCAAGCTATTCCATGCCACCAACGATCCAGCACCAAAGTCCCGGCTGTTCATAACGGGGACGCTGCCCAAGAACGTGCTCATCACCAGCACAGATCCGAATAAGACCATCCTCGACAGACACGCTGCCACCTCTCCACAACCTATCGAATCACCTAACACCAGCGAAGCAGGCCCGTCCTCCGAGCCTGCGTAAGTCCTTGCCCGTCGCCCGTGGTGGGTGCGGCGGGCGAGGCATCTTTTACCGAATACAACAGCGGTCACCATGCCGCATATCCCCTAATATCCCAACTCAAAGGAGTCACCAGTATGGGATTCGTTCAAAGCAGCACCATCACAGGTGCAACGTATTTCACCATCAGCGACGGTAAGTGTCGCATCCGTCTCAAGGAGCCTGCAGAAGGCTGTGTCACGCGCGTCACCAAAGAAGGCAACACCGTGCATGAGTACGTGCACGATCAGTTTGTCGGTAACCTTGTGGCTGCGTCTGTAGTGGATACCGACTATGGCAAGCAGTGGAAGCTGGTATTCTCAGATGCAAAGCAGACCTATGTGCTGAGCATCAAGTATGCATCTGGCTATGCAAAGACCCTCATCATGGCACTATGCAATGCAAAGTTTGACCCTAGCATGCCGGTGACCATCAAGCCCTACAGCTTCGCACCTAAGGACAACCCCAAGAAGACAATCATCGGCACGACTGTCATGCAGTTTGACCAGAAGCTCGAGCGTCCATACTGCTCACCACGTGACCCCGAGCCTGCAGGTCGCACTCTGCTGCCTGATCTCGAAGTCATGCAGGTGCGTGGTGAGACCATCTACGACGACACCAAGCAGATGGAGTTCATCGTGAGTGAGTTTCAGTCTAAGGTCGGCTCACGGCTGGCTGCCAAAGAAGTACCAGTATCATCCACCACAGGCAGCGTCGAATCGGTAGATACCGATGATGACGGCAGCTTGCCATTCTGAGGAGACTGCCATGATTAACATGCTTAAAAATTGGATCCGTGCCGTAGTGCGGGAAGATGCACCGGGGGTAACATACCCTCGGCAAACGCTAGGCCATCTCAAGCCTGGCCAGACATTGACTGTCACGAACCGTGACGGCAGCCAGGATAAGGTGACGGTCAAGGCTGCGAAGATAGCCGAGGCAAAACATACAACAACGAAAACGAGATCGCATTTCAGGAAGAATGGGCCGAGTGCTCACGAAGTGCTGGAAAGTATGCTGGCATCAGATGCGCAATTCAGGGAACGGTACGAACGTGCACTATCTGTAGGCATCTCAACGGAAGAGGTGATGATCTACGAAGCCACCGGGGGCTATAAGAAACACGCACGGTATCTCAGCGTGATAGTAGAAGTGCGCAATAAAGATGGCTATCGGAAAGATGTTAAATACTCGATCAGAATGATCGATCACACTCGCCGTGTTAAATCTGGTGGCAAGGGCGCACGCACACTAAACTTCCCCAGTGCCGAGCAAGCCAAGCTATCTGCTGATTATCGCATCCCACTCTACCACGAGATCTGTGCAGAACAGGCACGCAAGACGTCAAAGCGTGGGTGGCATCCATGAGTAACCAAGCACAGCCATCGGCCAAGATTCAAGAGCTTTGCGATGCAGACGGAATGTTTGCAGAACGCTACCGAGAAGCCAAGCAGGTAGGTATTCAGGATGCTGAGATCCTACTTTACGAACGTACCGGAGGTGTTAGTCAGCACCTCCGGTCGGGGCTGGCCATCCGTGGTGAGGCGCACTACAATGCGAACGGTAAGATCTACTGGGCTGTGCGCATCACCGACCGGACACGTAAGCAAGCAGCTGGTAAGCATCCACCGTCACGGACGATCACCCTCCCAAATCTGAGCGAACGAAACAAGTCGTGGAAGCAGCGCATTCCACTATATCACGAGATTTGTGTTAGGCAGATGAGCGCGAATGGAGGCCAGCCGTGAAACGATACAACGCACTCAGACTCGGCAGCTATGCCAACCTCGAAATGGTCGAAGAGACAGACGGCGAATACATCTGGCACGAGGACGTCGAAGCTATGACAGACGAGGTCGTGCAAGCGTTCAAAGCCATTACAGACATCTACGAATACAACAACAGCACACCCTACCAAGAGAGGGCCTTAGCTATGTGGTCAATAGCTAAAAAGGCAATCGCGAAGCTGGAAGGGAGAACCCAATGAGCACAGAACCTAAAGACGGAGGGCAGGCGTTCCCAAACTTTGCCGTAAACCTAAGCGGCTTAAAACACGACCAACCTGGCATGACCCTGCGGGACTGGTTTGCAGGGCAGGCGCTGGCGGGCATGATCGGCAAACTGTCGTCTGAGAAGGATTGGAACATGGTAGGTCTGCATTGTTACAACGCTGCTGACAAGATGCTTGCCGCACGGGGAAAGGGGGGCGAGGTATGAGTAACATCAACGACCATCGCGTCGTTTTCATTGGATATGATCGGGATGAGATCTCCGGTGCCTACAGGGACTATATCGCATGGCGTCACGTCGAGCCGATTTTGGATGCGAATAAGCAGATGCTCGAGGCATTGGAGGAACTAAATGAATGTGCCGCCTACTGGTCAGAGTATGACGTTCCGATTGGAATACACGATAGGATCAAAGCCGCCATCGCCAAAGCCAAAGGAGAACAGGCATGAGTGAATGGATAACAGACCGACTGCCGACGGTTGATGATGCGATGGCAGATGGTATGGTTTGGACTATGTATTTAGGTGATGTTGTGCCATTGGCGGCTGAACGCATTTCGCTCGGCTCACCTTGGCGACCCATCCCTAGGCCAGCTTCCTACGTCAAACCGAAGCGGTGGACGGTGAATAAATTTATCACAAGCTACAGGGTAACAGACGGTTACTTTACCTATTGTTTACCTGAGGCTTTCAATGCCGACGCCGCCCAACGCATCTGCGACATTTACAACGAGGTGATGCCATGAGTAAGTGGGCAACCAGACTCATCTACACCGATCAAGCCGCTGCCATGTTCCGAGAGCGTGCGCAGTCGGCAAGGCCATCAGCACCTGACATGAGGATCTACTTGTATGCCGACCACAAGAACAACCACGGCATAATTCAACACGTCTTCGACTACATGCGTTCGGGGGAATGGCTGTCAACAGTCATGGCTCGGGAGCTATGGAAGATGTCACCGACTGTACTGAGATGGTGTATCGCGACGCTGCAGAAACGTGGTTACCAGTTCGAAAGTGAAGTCATCAAATACACTGCCAAGTATCACGAATACTACACACAATTCCGGCTTAGCACATGGGAGCCATCAACTACGGAGTCCGTATGAACATTAACTTGAAACGTGGCGATGAGCTACGTCGGTATCAGCTACCGAAATCGGTCGAGATACTCGTGCACGTTATCCTCGGGGTGCTACTGAGCATTGCGTTCATGTCTGCAGCGATCCTTGCACAGATCGTCATCTACCTGTGCTCAGTGATAGCGAGCGTGCTGTAATGAACTCCCCACTGATTCGACTCAGCATCAACAGCTCAGTCATGGGCAAGGCTTCCAAAGCCGATTTCTACGACCTATCCAACAGGCTCAAGCCGGTGGTCATGTCTCCAGAAGAGATCATGCAGCACCTCACAATCATGGGACACCCCATCTGCTGCGCTGACCTTGCTGTCAATGACGACGGCCTGTGCAAGCGTGAGGGGGCTGCTTTTAAGTCAGCACAGATAATCGGTGTCGATATTGACAAGACCTCGACACCATTCGCAGCCTTGAAAGACGACCCATGGCTCAAAGCACACGCCAGCTTTGCATATACGACGGCAAGCCATACTGAAGCCGAGCCGCGCTACAGGATCATGTTCGTGCTACCAAAGCCAGTGCAGAGCTCTGACGAGTACCGTGCCATCGTGGCTGCTCTCATTGACAAGCTCGGTGGAGATCAAAACGCCAAAGACAACGTCCGTATCTGGTACGGCTCTGTGAATGCAGGCACGATCATCTGGGGGAACGTCCTGAGTGATCGCACGGTCGAAGCCCTCGTCAGGTCATCAGAAGACCAGCACCACGAGCAGCGCATGTATGACACCTTCAGTGCTGCCAAGATCGGCATCGATGATGTGCGTGACATGCTGCGCTACATCCCACCTCGGCCCGGGACCCATATCGACTGGAAGAAGATAGCAGCTGCAGTATTCGACGCAGTCGGCACGGGGCCTGATGTGATCGCCATGCTCGAGCAGTGGTCACCCTCTGAGATCCCGTACACCGAAATAGCAAAGTCTGGACTTTCACGAGTTCACGCCGCCACCCTTATCTGGGCTGCCAAGCGTCATGGCTGGAACCCTCGGCCGGGATTTTACCAGGAGCCACCCAAGTCAGCAGTTGAAGTCACAACCAAAGTAGAAACTTTCCTGCAATCTGGCTATAACTTTCGGAAGAACATCGTCACCAACGTGATCGAATACAAGAGCGCAGACTCATCGACGTGGGAACGTGTCACTGACTACTGGATCAACTCCGAGTGCAGACGTATGAGGGCTGCTGGCCTGAAGATCACAGAGGAGCGTGTCTATAAGCTTCTCGATTCGGACTTTTCACCGATGCACGACCCCATCAAGGATTGGTTTGACTCGCTAGAGAAGTGGGAGCCCGGTGACCGTGATGAGATCGGGGCCCTGTGCAACCTGATTCCACCCTCGGAGTCGATTACCTCGATGACGGCATCAGCACAGCAGAAGTACGTGCGCCAGGTCATGCAGACGTGGATCCTAGGGTGCGTGGCGTGCGCACTCGACCACAAGCCTAACCACGTGATGCCGATCCTGCAGGGGGCGCAGGGCGTGGGCAAGACAACGTTCCTGCGTCACCTGACACCTAAGGCCCTACGTCGTGACCACTACTTCGAAGGGATGATTACTGGTGACAAGGACAACGAAATCAAGCTCAGCCAGTGCTTCATCGTGGTCGATGACGAGCTCGAAGGGATGACGAAGAAGTCGGTCGATCTCATCAAGCAGACCACCTCGAAAGACCAGCACACGATTCGTCACCCTTATGCGCACTACCATATCACAGTTCCCAGACGTGTGAGCTTTGCAGGGTCTGTGAACAAGCGCACGTTCCTAACCGACGAGACCGGATCGAGACGGTTCCCGGTGCTGGTGGTCGGTGGTGTTGTGGACTTAGAAGCCCTGCAGAAGATCGACATCGAGAGGCTGTGGGCTCAAGCATTGTATTTATACAAGAAGGGTGGCCAGTCGTGGTTTGACTCTGAGATGAATGACTTTGTGCAGCGGCAGAACCAGCAATTCGAGGCCACATCGATGGCTGACGATTTAGTCAACACATGGTGCAAGAAGGTCGAAGACGACGGCACTAGGCCCCGCATGAGTGCCACTGAGATCGCATCGATCATTCAAAAGAAACACTCGGATATGTTCGCTGTGCAGATCAACTTGAATGCTCAGTTCATCAGAGACGTCGGAAGGGCTATGACGAGGGCTGGTTATGAGCACCGTGCACAACGTCATCAAGGTCACCTGAAGTCTGGTTACCTAGTAGAAATACTTAGTACGGCTCGGGTTGCCTACGGTTCTCAGCAGGTGCCTGATCTGTCGAAAGGGGGCGATGATGCCGTTCAGTTTTGACGAAGGAGACCTCGATGAGGGGTATTTTGGGCAAAGATTAACACCTAAAGAGGCTATTTCGTCTGAAGTAAAACCCGTAACACGTTGTAAAAACTGTGACTTACGCGAGTGTAGGGGGTGTAGGGGTAAAACCCTTGTTTTGAAAGACTTAAAATCAATAGTAAAAGGGGAACTTATAGAAAACGCCTTTTCACCCCTATCACCCCTAACACCTGAAGAGCAGCGATTCTTTGACTTGACTGGGCACGTGCCGGGGGACGCATGGGAGGGCGAGATGCCAGACGAGATCACTGCCGATGTCGAGACCTTCGAAGGAGTGCAGCTCTGCAGGTCTTTGACGTGGCCCGAGGTCATGGAGGGTGCGGAGCAGGAAAGGCAATGGGGACGCAAGACGACCTTGGCACTGATGTACCCATGCCATGAGGGCCAATTCGAGTGGTACGAACATCCAACAACGAAGAGGTGGCATAGCTATGCAGCATTCCGATCATGACGACCTTCACAAATTGATTGAGGAGGCCGATGAACGCTTCGAGCGTACTTGGAGCCGCCTCCAAGCAGAAAAACGCCGTGGCGGGGCTGGAAAGGGGCAAAAAAGGCCATTGCTGGAACATGAAGTACAGCGAATGATAGCCTCCGAGCTGGAAAAGGATGGTTTCATGGTCATCCGCATCAACTCGAGCACGCAAATTGCAGAGTCTGGCACGCGTCTGTCATCGTACCGGGTCACCAACATCAACGCCACGGCTGGCCATGCTGATCTCGTGGTGTATCGGAACGGGAAAGCCTGGATGCTGGAAGTCAAGCGTGACAAGCGCGGCAAAAAGTCCGAAAGCCAAGAACGTTTTGCATCCTGCTGTAAACGCTACGGCGTCCCCTACTCCATCGTGACATGTGCAGACGATGCACGTAACTTCATTTCACAAACCATGGATCAATACCCATGACCGATCTCTACATCGCAGTGATGACTGCAGCTGCCGACGTGTGCTCGGTTCCTGTCGAAAAAGTCCTCACACGAGTGCACAAGCACGAGGTGACCACAGCACGGTATATCGGCTGGTATGTGCTGAACACCAAGCACGGCTGGTCTCACTCTCGCATCCAGCGATCAGCTCCGATGTTCCATCGTGTGACCATCCGCCACGGTGTCAATCGCATTGCAGAGACCCCGTACAACTCCGAGATCGGCGACCTGGTGTCACGCACTATCGACAGTGTTGGCTTTGTGTAAATCTTTGCTGTTGCATGTTTGCTATGTTTGACACATGCCAGCAGGGAGACCACGAGAGTACAACTGGGATAAAATCGAGCCGCTCATGGCTGAGGCCATCGAGCGTGGTATGTACATCGAGCAACTTGCCAAGCACCTCGGCATCCACGACGAGACTGTCAGGGAATGGGAAAAGATCTATCCAGAATTTTCCGCCGCAGTGAAGCAGGTGCGCATGTCATGCAAGCATCGTATTGCCTCACTCCTCGATGACCATGCTACGGGGAACATCGAGAAGGGCAATGGCTCTGTGGCCATCTTCATCGCTAAGAACGTCCTCGGATGGCGGGATCGCCAGGAGGTCGAGCAGACGGTCAAGGGTGACACATCGATCACTGTGAACTTGGGCGGTGCTCGCTCTGCTGGCGAGCTCGATGCCGGCAACTCTTAACTTCGAACTGCACCCTGAGCAGGTGCGCATCTGGACACACCGCAGACGTTTCAACGTTATCAACTGCGGTCGTAGGTTTGGCAAGACCATCCTGGCTGAGGCCGTCCTAGCAGACAACATCACCACCGGTGACCCGGCTGCGTACTTCGCCCCGACCTACAAGATGCTAATGGAGGTTTGGCGCACAGTCAAGCGCGACCTTGCAGACGTGATAGCAGAGACCAATGAATCAGAGAAGCGCATCACGTACATCAATGGCGGTCAGCTTGACATGTGGTCACTCGACAACTTCGACGCTGTTCGTGGTCGCAAGTACCGCAGGGTGGTGATCGATGAGGCTGCCATGGTTCCCAATTTGGAAGAAGCTTGGACGATGGCCATACGTCCAACTCTTGCAGACTACAAAGGCGATGCATGGTTTTTCTCGACACCGAAAGGCCGTAACTATTTTTACAGCCTTGCACAGCGTGCACAGACTGACGAGAGGTGGTCATACTGGCAAATGCCATCAGACGTGAATCCATACATCAGTGCAGACGAGATTGAGGCTGCACGTCAGGAGCTGCCGAGCATCGTCTTCCAACAGGAGTTTCTAGCTGAGTTCATCGATGTCCAGGGTGCGCTGGTGAAACGTGAGATGCTCACCCACATCAGTGCCGATCAAGTCCCTAGTGACCTGCGCATTGGGATGGGTGTTGACCTTGCCATCAGCCAGAAGGAGACGGCAGACTACTCGGCCATAGTGATCGTGGGCTATCACAAGGATACCGGACGTCGGTACGTGCTCGATGTCTGGCGTGGCCGTGTGACGTTTCACGAGATCATTGAGACCATCAAGAGCTATGCCTCGAAATGGTCACCCACTCGGATCAACATCGAGGCTGTGCAGTATCAGGTCGCTGTTGTGCAGGAGCTGCTGCGCAAGACCTCCCTGCCTGTGAAGGCCATCAAGCCAGACCGGGATAAGGTCGCACGATTCCACAGCGTGCTAGCACGCTACGAGCAGATGCTCATCACACACGTGCGAGGTATCGACCCAGCCTTCGAGAACGAGCTATTGTCATTCCCTACCTCAGACCATGACGACATGGTCGATGCACTCGTCTATGCCGACCTCGCTGCTGTCAAGTCACAGGGTGCGGGGTCTGTTATAATCTGAAATGCCTATGCACACTCTCCATCTTGGCGATTGTCTTGATGTTCTAAAGACGTTACCTGATAACTCCATCGACGCTATCGTCACCGACCCACCTTATGGGCTGGCGTTCATGGGCAAGAAGTGGGACTATGACGTGCCTAGCGAGGAAGTGTGGCGTGAGTGCCTGCGTGTGCTCAAACCCGGTGGTCACTTGTTAGCCTTCGCAGGAACACGAACGCAGCACCGTATGGCCGTTCGGATCGAGGATGCGGGCTTTGAGATTCGCGACATGATCGCGTGGGTGTACGGCTCGGGCTTCCCGAAGTCGCATGACGTGAGCAAGGCGATAGATAAGGCTGGCGGCGACGCGCTGGCATGGCGTGCATTCTCTGAATCATACGCTGCAGCTGTTGAGAAATCTGACATGAAACATGCGGATATTGACCGCGCGTTGGGAATCAAATCCTCATCTTGCTATTGGGCGCGAACGGATCACCGCGGTGGTATGCCGCCCCGCCACCACTGGGAGGCGGTGGGTGAGCTGCTTGGCCTGTCGGCGGACTTTGAGCGGCTGTACGACGAAGCCGAGCGCGAGGTGGTGGGGACGCGCGTTGGTGTTGATACTACCAAGCAAAGCATCGCTTGCGCCATTTCTGCGCAGGCGTTGGAACGATCCACAAGGCGCGAATTTTATATCACCGCCCCCGCCACCGAAGCCGCCAAACAATGGCAAGGGTGGGGAACCGCCCTCAAACCTGCGCTAGAGCCGATCACCGTCGCACGTAAGCCGCTCACGGGAACGGTAGCGGCGAACGTATTAGAGTGGGGAACGGGTGCAATCAATGTGGATGGGTCTCGCATCCCATGCGAATCTGGACAAGGCCGCTTCCCCGCCAACCTTATCCACGACGGCAGCGAGGAGGTGGTGCTCGGCATGGGGGAATCGTCGCGGTATTTCTACTGCGCCAAAGCTTCCAAGCGAGATAGGGACGAGGGGTGCGAGGGGCTGCCCACGATTCGCGTGAAGATGAACAACGGCAACGACGCGGCGGGCGACCCAGTTTCCGACCGCTTCACCAAGATGGCTCGCAACCACCACCCCACGGTCAAACCCACCGACCTCATGCGTTATCTCTGCAGGCTGGTGACCCCACCGGGCGGCACGGTCCTCGACCCGTTCATGGGCAGCGGCTCCACAGGCAAGGCCGCCGTGTTAGAAGGTTTCGACTTCATCGGCATTGAGAGAGAGGCCGAGTACATCGACATCGCACGTGCTCGCATTGAGCACGCTATCAACAACAAACCAAACAGACTCTTATGAGCATAATCACTAGACTCAAGCAATTCATCAGCCCCAGTGGCGAACAGGCGGTCAATGATGTCCCCGCCATCGTGGGGGATATTTGGAGCCGTCATAGTTTCACGCCAGTAACAAACTGGCCCGCAGCCTATGCGATGTGGAAAGCCAACCCCATCGCGCAAGGATGCACTCTGGCGTATTCCCTCATGATGCCAGAAGCGCAGATCGGAGTCATCCAGCCGAACGGTGAATATGACTTCGAGCAGCCCATCATTGAGCTGCTGACTCGTGACCAGTGGCGTGTGACCATGTCCGAAATTATGACCGTCCTCTGCATCGGTGGCAATGCCTACGGTTACAAGCTGCGCAATGGCAGCGGTGCTGTGATCGGCATCAGGTGGTACACTGACAAGAGATTTGCCCCCGTGAATGACGGCTGGGGTGATGTTGCCTACTATCTCTACTATGACGGGATGCAGACATACCGTGTCGAGAAGACAGACGTCGTGCATCTGGTGGGTTTCTGGTATGATCCCGAGAAGCCGATGGGTGGGGGGTCACCAATCGATATGGCATCGCAATCCATCGAAGGTTTCAACGAAGCCAGTGCCACGGTATTCAACATCCACAAGAACGACGCGATGCCAAAGACCGTGGTGATTTACGACGAAGAACTTACCACCGAACAAATCGCCGCAGCCGAAAGAACCTTCAAGCGCAAATATGGTGGTGATCGGCGCGGCGCGGTCGGTCATATGTGGGGCATCAAGGACATCAAGCGTCTTGCCCTAGACTGGGCTGAAATGGGTCTGTCTGACACGTTCGGTCAATACGAGACCCGCATCTGTGGCGTGTATCGTGTGCACCCCATCATTGCGTTCACACATGCTGGTATGGCCACATCGACATATTCCAATTTCGAACAGGCCAGCAAAGACTTCACTACGATGTCACGTGTGCCGTTCTGGAATCTGTTAGCTGAGCAGCTGAATGCGCAGCTGGCCATCCCAGACTTTGGTGTGCAGATCGGCTTTGACCTGAGCACGGTGCAAGCCCTTGCAGGTCAGGCCATCGCATCAGAGGCCATCGGCATGACTGATGACGACATCAGTGACGACAGCCCAGACAATGGCGATGTGCAGACCCTTAGCCTGAAAGGAGGTGCGGCTGTTACGGCTGCGCCCTTTCGCAAAGTCGCAGGTGATCAGCCTTCCGTAATCGTGGACATTGACACCGAGGAGCCAAAGACCGTGGTCGTCATTGGCCCGGAGACAAAGGCATGGCTGCACTCTACAGACGATCAGGTCTATGTCAAAGCCTATGACGAGCTGCTCACCAAAGCTTCTGTGAAGATCGCCAGGCAATGGGGCCGAGCACTTGACAAGCTATACAAGAGCATAGCGGGCACGAAATCGCTGGAGCTCAAGATCGATGACTTCAGCCTCGATGTATGGGAGAAGGAATTTGCAGACGCCACCGAGGGCAGCCGTGAGGAGCTCGTGGCCTTGGTGCTGAGGCTGGCAGCTGAGGAGGTCAACAGCGACGCACCTGAGGGTGAGTTTGGCAAAGCGCGACGTGAGGGAATGCAGACAAGTGCTGACATGATCTCTGAAAGCGTGGGCACAATCCGCACGGAAGTGCAGGAGCTCATCGTAAATAACCCTCGGCTATCTGAAAGTGAACTGGCCGGCTTATTGAAAGAGAAGTTCGAAAGCCTCAAGATGCCAGTCATCCCCACGGTCAAGCAGTCCCGTGCCGAACTTATCGCACGGACGACGGCCACGGCCACCACGGGAACGGTGCAGAAAAACGTCTGGGACGAGATCGGTGGCATCCGTCGTCAGTGGGCTGCGCTAGCTGGCGCACGTCCTGAGCACGATGCAGCGCACGGAACGTTCGAAGATGCGAACGGCAACTTTACCGTCGGTGGCGAGGTCACGCCATACCCATCGGGCCC